GTCTCCGGCGGCGCGAACTCGATGTCGCCCAGCAGACGATCGCCGTCGACGCCGACATTGCGCGCGCCGCCGATCGGCGGGGCGGAGCTGTCGTGCGCCCAAAGCGCCACCGGATTCGCCTCAAAATCGGCGAGGTCCCAGCCGGCCGCGGCGATCGTATCGTTCATCCGATCGACGCTGCCGTCCGAGAAGCAGAAGCGCAGCGTGCGCTCCGCGCCGTCCACCGGCAGCGGCTGCGCCACGCTGACGCGGTACACGCCGCCGACAGGCTTGCGCTTCGCCCTCAGTTCCCCGCGGAACTGGTCGGCGCTCATCAATATCGTCATGCGATTCTCGCAATCCCGTCACGGGTCAGGTGCCACCAGGAATGCCTGTGAAGCACCAGACACCAGCCTCCTGCGGCGGACCGGTAAAGCCGGACCGGAATCCATCGTCGCCAATTCAGCACAGCTCTAACCTCCGACAATTAACAGGCCGCGGCCGTCGCCATAGATGCCCGCCGGTTCGGCCATCGAGCGGCCCACCGCCATGATCGCCGCGACGATCGGATCGATGCGCTCGATCGAGCGTTCCTTGTCCGGCTTCACGTTGCCGGCCGGGTCGGTGCGGATCGACACATTCGAGGCGCACCAGTCAGCCACCGGATCGGCGCCGTGCTGCAGTTCCCGCGCCAAAATCTTGCGCATGAACTCGGCCGCCGCCGGCCCCATGCTGAGAAAGCCCTGGCCGAACTCGACCAGGTTCATGCCTTCATCCGCGAGGTTGCGGATGATCTCGCCGGCGAACGTGCGATCAAACGCGAGTTCTTCGATGTTGTAGATGCCGGCAAGCTCAAGGATCGCCGCCTCGACAAACTTGAAATCCGTCGTGTTGCCTTCGGTCGCGATCAGGTGGCCCTGGTCGCGCCAGACCAGGTAAGGCGCGCGATCACGCCGCGATCGTTCTTCGATGTTGTCCGCCGGGCACCAATGCCGCCACAGCAGTTTCCACTTCTCCCCGTCATTCACCGGCGGGAACAGCAGCGCCAGCGACGACAGGTCGTTGATCCGCGCCAGGTCGAGGCCTGCGAGGCACCGCCGGCCGCGCAGGGCCTCGGCGTCGATCGGCGCGGCCCCGTCCGCCCAGACCTCCATCGGGATCCAGCGCACAAGCTGCTGGGTCCACTGATTGAGCCGCAGGCGCCGGATGGAGTTCTGCCGCGTCGGCATCTCCAGCGCGAGTGCCACCTCGGCGCGCAGGTCCTCGATCTGGAGAACCGAGCCGAGCGACGGGTTCGCCTTGCGCCACGCCAGCTCATCCTGCCAGTCGTCGCCCTCATCCACCGTCGCGATGAAGGCGAACCACCGATCGGAGGTCACCGCCGGGATCAGGCCCTCCAGGACCTTCACCGAGAAGTCCCAATGCTGGTAGCAAACCGACGTGCGGCTGACCCCCGCCGTGGTGGTCTCGTACATCAGGGGCTGCACCCGCGCGCCCATGCCGGTGTCGAGTTTCTCGATCACGCCGGCGTCGGGATGCTCGTGCAGTTCGTCCACCAGCGCGACGAAGACGTTCAACCCGTCCATCTTCGACGTGTCGGCCGACAGCGGCCGGAACCATGATGCCGTCGCCAGCACGGCCAGGTTGTTCGTCGTCTTCACGATCCGCCGGCGCAGCGCCGGCGAGCCGGCCCGCATGCGCTCGGCTTCGGAGAACACGATCCGGGCCTGCTCGCGCGTCGTCGCGGCCGAGTAGATTTCCGCGCCGGGCTCGTTTTCGTCGATCAGCGCCTTCAGCCCGATGCCGGCCTCAATGGTCGATTTGCCGTTCTTGCGGGCGGTGGACACAAACGCGGTGCGGAACCGCCTGACCTCGATCTGCTTGTCGGCCAGCAGCAGTTTCCAGCCGAAGATCGAGCCGACAACGAACTGCTCCCAATCGAGCAGGTTGAACGGCTGCCCCGCATACTGCCCCTTGCTGTGCCGCAGCACGGCCGGGAAGAAGTCGATCGCTCGTTGCGCCGTGGCAGGGTCCCACCGCAGCCCGCGCGCCGCACCGTCCGCGAGGTCGCGCAGGTGCCGCTCGCAGGCGAGGCGAACCAGGCGGCCGGTAACGACCTGGTTCTCGACAACGGCCCTGGCATACGCCTCGACTGTGTCCTGCGGCTTCGCGCGCCGCCTACGCCCTGCCACGCAAGAAGTCTTCGGCCGGGTCGATATCGCCCGGCGCGTCGGCCGCCTTGATCCGCGACCGCGCCGAACCCGACAGGCCGATCTGCTCCGACATCTGGCGGACCTGATCGAGTGCCTTGTTGGCGATCGAGAGGTAAGGCGACTGCATCGGAAACCCGTTCGCCGCCTTGATGATGAGGCCGGTAGTCACAAGCTGGCGCTCGGCCTCGACATATCGCGCCCAGGCTTGGCAGTAACCCGCGAGGATGGCGCGATCGAGCTTGGCGATCAGGCCCACCTCGGCGAGCAGCGGCGTGACGCGATGCCACTCCGCCAGCGCCGCGTCTTTCAGCATGTCGGGCGGGTCGGGAACCACCGTCCGCGGTTTCGCCTCGTGCTCATTGAGCGGGCGCCGGCCCGGATTGCCGGTGACCAGCTTCAACACCGTGGCTTTCGGCTTAGCTCCGCGCATCGGCTTCCTCCGGGTCGGCCGCCGCGCGTGCCGCCTCTTCCTCGGCGAGCGCCTTCCCAGCCAACTCGGCCATCATCCGCAGCGCGACGGCGGTGTTGTGGACGCCGGTCGAGTGCTTCACCGCGAGCAGACCCTGAAAGAACCGATCGAAGTCCGCATAGGCCCCGGCCAGGCGAACGATCGTCGCCTTCGATTTGCCAATCTTGTCCAGCCATCCCATGAAGATCGCCGCGTCGGCCGGCAGGAACGCGATTTGCAGCTCCTCATAGAACGGCGTGCCGACCCGCAGCACAGAGGTGTCCAGGTCCTCGACCTTGAAAGCATCGTCGGTCAGGCCGGAGTATTCTTTCCAGCCGAAGCTCAGTTCCGCATAGAGCGACTGCAAAATGTTCGGATCGTCCTCGCCGACGACGGCGTTGTGCGCCAGTTGCAGCGCGACGAATTGCTCTCGGGTCAGCGGCGTCAGGATTTCCATGACGTCGGCTTCCTCAATCCCCGCCTTCATCGCCGCCGGCACGCGATGGTTGCCCGATGCCACCAGCAGCTTGCCGTCCACATGGCCGACCAGCGGAACGCTGGTGAGACAACCGTCCGCCTTGATGTTGGCGACCAGCCGGGCGAACGTCGCCCCTCGCATGAACCGCGCGTTTTTCTCAAGCAGCGTCAGGTCGGCGAGACGCATCCGTGTGACGCGCGTTTGCAACGAACCGTTGGAACCACTCGGTATAGATTTCTGCTGGGGTTTGCTGTCTGATCTTGCTGCCATAGTTCAATATCCCGGGGCCGCGGCCCAGAAGCTCATAGATGCCGCGGTACTTCATGGAGACCGGCCGCGACGTGAACGCCGTGGTCATCACCGAATCGACCCGCTGCACCAGCCGGATCGCCATGCGGTCAGTGATCGTCGCCGATGTCGCCAGCATGGCGATCAGCTTCGACACCCGGCTCCGCGGCGACAGCGCGAAATCCGAGAGCAGGTAAAGGAGGTCACCACCCCACTTGTCGCGGGAGTAGATGAAGCCGCCGGCCAGGCGGCCGTCGATCATCACCAGGAAATTCGCGAGACCGGCGGTGTGCGTGATCCCCTTCGCCAGATAGTTGTCCTTTAGAAAGTTCATCTGTGCCGACGTGGCACCGACGATCTCGACCTTCGACGCCGGCGTCAGCGCGGCCGGGTCCAGCTTGGCGTAGCGGAACGGCTGAGATCGAGGCAGCGCGCGCCGCACCGAGCTGGCCGACCTGTCCGAAAAGGTGAAAACCGGCTTGTTCGACTCACCGCGATAGACGGTCACCGGATGGTGCCGCTCAAGCATGTGATCGGTCAGAACGCAGTAGCGCACCGGCATCGCGTCCAGCTCATCCAGCCACGCCTCCAGCGCGGCGGGGTCCCACACGCCATAGGACGGCCGCGGCCAGTCGGTGTTTTGCTCCACGAAGCGGTAGAGCCGCTCATATCCGTTCTTGTAGGTAGGCGGGAACGCGGCGACGCCGCCCCCGACCTCAGCCGCGCGCTTCGCCTGCTCGCGAAAGTCCCCGGGATGGAAGCTCGCAATGTGCAGCCCTTCGAGGAACGCATCGAGCCGCTTCCACACCGGCGCCAGGAACTCGGCAAACCGTTCCTCGTAATGCGCAAAGTGCGCCTGGGCATAAGGGTTGGTGCCCTTGTACTTCGCCATCTCCAACGCGACCTCGACCGCCGCGGCGCGTGCCACGAAGGGCTGACCGGAGATCAGCTCCTCAATGAAGGCGAGGCGACCCTTGAACACGATCGGGAACTCGCCACCCGTAGCGAGCGCGCCGAGCGAGCAGGACAGCAGCGACACATCGTTGGAATGCACGGCGACCGTTGGATGCACGTCGCGCACCGCACGGTCGAACCGGAACGACCCGGAGCATCCGACAAACACCTGCCCCCAATCGGCGAACGGCACAGAGCGCGTGATCTGCTCTACAGCCGGGCGTGGAACAGCTCCGACGAACATAGGCTACGCGCCCACCGGAACACCGAAGACATAGAACATGACTGCAACTTTCAGTGTCTTTGGTGACTGACCTGTGCTAATCTAGCACCGTCTGGAATCGCTCTAAAAAAGGACAACGCCGGTGGCGAACCTCATCAAGACTGCGTCATGGGCGACGAAGCTGCCCGACGATCATCTGCGGGTCGGTATATCGCGCGGCGTGCCTCGCCGGCTACCGGCGGGCTACAGGGTCTATCGCGCGCTCGCGCCTGGGCCTTGGTTCAACAGCGTGGGGATCGAGGAGTACTACCACCTTTACCGAACCGAGATCCTCGGCCCGCTCGACCCCAGGCTCATTGCCGACGCGCTGCTCGCACTCGGCAACGGCCGCGTGCCCGTCCTGCTCTGCTACGAACAGCCGAACCGTGGCCAATGGTGTCACCGCGCGATGGCCGCGGAATGGCTTGCCGAGGTGATCGGCGCCACGGTGCCGGAGTTCGGCTTTGAATCGCTGCCGCAGCACGAGCATCCCCTGATGCCCCCGCAGCTTCGGCGTCGCCTTCCCTCGACCGAGCCGGGCGACGTGTCGCCCTTCGTCGGCCGCACCGCAACGATCGCCGGCGAACTGCACCGCGTCGTCGGACCTGATCCCGAGAAGCCGGGCTCGGCGGTTATCGCCGTGGGCGACCGGCAATTCTCCACCAGCTTCGCGACGCTACGCCGTCAGTTCGCCAACCCCTGATCGGACGCCGGCCGGCACCATCTTCCAACACCGTCAGGCTGCGGTTGGAGCGGCTACGGGAACTGCACCCGCCCGCGGAGTGGTGCCCCACGGTCAACTAATTGTCGCCGCAAACCGAAGTAACGAGCGCGCCTGCTCAAATATTGAGGCGCATTATAGTGGTTACGGTAGTGTAATCGTGCTATAAGGTTACTCGCTACCTCTCTCCTACCAGGGAAACCACGAAAATGTCTGACACCACCAGGAACGCCGGCCGCACACAGGCGGAACGGCGCGCCGATCGGCAGGACCGCATCGACACCAGAGCCAACCGTTTGCGCGGCGATGCCTCCGCGCAGTTCAGGCGCGCGGACCAAATCTCCGAACGGTTCTACGGAGGCCAGCCGATCCTGGTCGGCCACCACAGCGAGAAAGGCGCACGGCGCGATCACGCCAGGATGGACAACGCCATGCGCAACGGTATCGCCTTGAGCGATGCTGCCTCCGCGGTCGCGTCCGTCACCCCTTCAACCGCCGTGCTAGCGACCGACTCCGACGGTGCGGAGATCATGCAGGCCCGCATCGAGAAGGCCGAGGCACAGCAGGCCCAATGGAAGGCGATCAATGCCCTGGTGCGGAAGGGCGACCGCGCGGCCCTCGCCGCAATGGGACTCGGCGAGACCACGATCAAAGAGTTGTTCACACCGCAATGGGGCGACCGCGGTCCGATAGGGATGCCCGCCTACCTGCTGACCAACAACAACGCCAACATCCGTCGCATGCGGCTGCGGCTGGCGGAGTTGCAGCGCGCAACCAAACTCGAATTCAAAGAGCGCACAGTCGGCGATGTGCGGGTCATTGAAGACCCCGACACCATGCGCATCAGGCTGCACTTCCCCGGCAAGCCATCGCCGGCGGTCATTGCCATCCTAAAAATGCACGCCTTCCGCTGGGCACCCTCCGAACGTGCGTGGCAGCGGCAACTGAACGGCAGCGGCCGGATGCACGCCGACCTCGTGCTGCACGCGATCGAAAGCGCGGGAGGCTGACATGCTCAACGAACTTGAAACCGACCAGCTTGCGGCGATGGTCGATGCCTACGGCATCAAGGGCCTGATCGACGGGCTGGCAACCGAGGCGATGAAGCGCGCGGCCCGCCTCGCTCCCGACCCCTGCGCCTTCGCCTGGGCGCACGACGGCAAGGCCCTGCGCCGCGTGGAACGCCAGTTCTGGACCACCGGAGGCTGACATGAGCCAACCGACCATCCCCGCCCGCGTCCTCGCCAACGTCGACGCCGCCCTCACCACGCTCCGCGAGATCGCAGCCCAGGTCCAGCGCGCCAGGACGGCGCTCGACGGCCCGCTCGGCGGCTGCGGCCGGTATGAGGCCGACGTGCTGACAAACCGCGCCGGCGACATTACCTGGGCCAACCAGCGGCTCGCGCATTTCCGCGAGTTCGCGCCGCGCAACGGCGTGGACGCCGAGGCCGTGCTGGCCGGGCTCGGGGGCATTCCCGACCTCACACCAAGCCCAGCCGCGGCCGACTGGCTCCGCGGATAGCCGACTCCCGCGCAGCCAGGTCGGCCAGCGGTGCGCGTGTCGCTTCACAAGTATAGTTGCAGTAATGAGCGTTTTATATTGTTGCGATGGCGCTTTATAGTTGGTGCGGTATCGTAACCGTGCTATAAGATACTCACTAACCACTTAGCCCGAAGGCCACTCCGATGCCCGCACGGACCTCAAAAAAGACCCAAGCAGTGCGCGATTCCTACGCAAGCCGCACCGGCATGGACAAGCGGTCAGCGCGGATTTTGGTCGCTGCCCACATCGTGAAGCCCGAGACGTTCCAAGACGACGACGGCAACGTGGTGCGGGTGTGGAAGTCGGCGGAAATGTCCTCCTACTCCAACGCCGACATCGCCTCGACCCTTCGCAATCGGGTCGCGGTCGAACCCAACGAAATGCTCGGCACGGTGCCCCCCTCCGCGATCAAGTACTGCGTCACGAAGGGCTGGCTGGTCCCGAACGCGAGCAAGACCCTCTACAGCGTCACGCTGCGCGGCGCGCTCGATCTCGACCTCCCGCTCCGCTTCAAGGGCGGCGCTTTCCACGGCCGCAAAATCAAGTTCGCGGCGACCCCGGCCAGCCCCACCAAGGGGTGAGACGGCGGGACGATCGGCCGCAAAACCCCGCTCGCGGCCAACCACCTTTCCTACCAGGAAGGCTCGGCTCCGATGTTCACCGCAGAACTCGCTCGGCTGAAAACCGAGTATGTGCGGCTGCCCGAAAAGGATCAGGCGTTCGCACTTTCGCTGCTCCAGCAGCAGGCCCGCACCGGCGCGCTATCAGACCGGCAATGGCCGTGGGTCAAGAAACTCACCGACCGCCTCGACCATCCGCAGGAAGCCACCGGCCCTCGCAACCTCGGCGACCAGACCGAACTCCGCGCGATGTTCGCGACCGCGGGCGAGAAGATCAAATTCCCTCACCTGCTGCTACGCCACCAGTGCGACGGCTACGCCGAAACGATCAAACTCTGGATCGCCGGCGCGCGGTCCGCACAGCCCGGCACCTTCTCTGCCGCGACAACAGCCGTCGCCCGCGAGTGGGTCGGCCGCATCATGCGGGACGGCACCTGGGCGCCTGGGCACAGCCGCACGGCCGTGGAGTACGACAGCGTCGCCAGCCTTCTCTCCGAACTGCTCGCCGCGCCGCATGCCTTCCTTGCGACCAACGGCAAGGCGGCGGGCGCGTGCTGCTACTGCGGGACCGAACTCACCGACGCCCGCAGCGTCGAGGCCGGCTACGGACCCACCTGCGCGAAGAAATGGGGCCTCCCCTGGGGCAAGCCCCGGGCGCCGGCGCCGACGCGGGCCTCGGCGTGATGCAGACCAAGACACAGCGGCTGATCGACCTGATGCGCGCGGGCGACTGGCCGCGCGCACTCAGCCTCGCGAACACCTTCCGCCGGCTCGGCCCTCACCGCGACACGATCCGCCTCGCGCACGAGTGCCGCGTCCATCCCCGTTTCTATCGCAGCGTCGGCCGCGATCCAGAGGCCGCGACAGCAGCCGGCATCGCCGCGCTGCGACAACTCTACCCAATCATCAGGAGCCAACCATGACCATGACCCTGCAACTGCGGCAGGAGATCGAACGCCAGATCATCCAGCGTATCGTGACAGACGCGCTCGAAGCCGGCTTTCAACTCACCGTCGATGACGGTGGCGACCAACCGAGCGTCAAGCGTTCCACCGACCAAGCCGCCATCATGGGGGCGGTGATGCTGACCGACGAGGACCGCCTCTACTACAGCAAGCCCGGCGAACCGCTCCAGGGCTGGGTGCGACTGATCTACGGCAACGACGGTTGGGATGTGGTCAACGATTACACCACGAATTTAGAGCCGTTGCTGGCCGGCGCCTCCGCCGAAGCCGACCGCTTGGAAGCCAAGCACGGCTGACCGCGCAAAAGCTGCCCCCGAAAGGATATCACCAATGCCGACCCTCACCCTCACCGAGCGCAGCCCGCCGGCTGTCGAGCTCGACTCTTCCACAACACCCGACTGGTCGCCTTTCTACGTGTGGTGGCTCTCCGAATGCCGCCCGCGCTTGATCAGCACTGCACTCATCCTCGCGTGCTTTGCCGCTGCGGAGGCTTGCACCTTTGCGCTTGGCTACCTCTGCGGCTGGATTTGAGAGGCAGCCGCGTGGCGCACTTTAGGTTGCCGATGCGTAATCAGTTGGTGACTCCGAGCGCGTTTCCGAGTATTATACTTGTGCAACAAAGGAGGCTCAAATGAGCAAGCAGTTGTTTTCGGTGACCGTTACAGAAACGGTTATAGCCCGCTACCTCCTAGTGATCGTCGAAGCCGCCGATCGCGAAACCGCCGAGGCGATGGTCGAGGCACAACGCTGCGACGGCGACCTGGGCGACCCCCAGCATGAGGACGTGCAGAGCGTGTCCTACGAGGTCGATCCCGCACTCGGCACCGACCTCGTGCCGGACGGCTTCGAGTTCGACCTCACCGAAGCCGGCACGATCGCCGCTGCCCAGCCCCTCGCCGGTTTATGAGTAACTTACGCGCGCATGGCGGCATCGCCGCCCGGCGCGTCGGAGCAACGACAATGGCCAACCTGACCACGACGGCAACCCGCTCACTGAAACCACGCACCTTCACCATGCAGCAGGTTGAGGAAGCGAGCGGCATGCAGTGCGGCTTCTGCCTCGCCTGCGGCGCCATGCAGGAATGTTGCGAGCCGGATGCTCGCAAATACCGCTGCGACAACTGCGGAAAATCCGAAGTCTATGGCGCCGAGGAACTCCTGTTCATGGGTCGCGTGAACTGACCACCGCCTCCCCTCTCCTACCAGCAAGGAAGTCCCGCGATGTCTGCCACCCGAACCCGCGTGCCCGACGACGTGATCCCGATCCTTCGCCGCAGCACGTTCAACGGCAACGTCCTCACCCTCCCCGAGCAACTGCCCCGCGATACCTACCTGCGCGTCGCCAAGGTGTTGACCGCCGCGCGCGGCAAATGGGACCGCAAGGCGAAGGGCCACGTCTTCCCCTTCGACCCGCGCGAGCTGATCGGCGCAGTGGTCGAGGACGGCGTTGTCGTTGACGCCAAGAAAACCCTTGGCTTCTTCGAGACACCCGAGGCCCTGGCACAGCGCCTGATCGGCCTCTCCGGCATCGGGCCAGGGGAAACCGTGCTGGAGCCGAGCGCCGGCCTCGGCCGGATCGCCAAGCTGCTGCTCGCCAGGGGCGTCAACGTCGTCGCCGTCGAGATCGACCCGACGAACGCCGAGGCACTCCGCCAACTCGGCCGCGGCATCACGGTACACTGCGAGCCATTCGAGGCATTTCAGGTCCGCGAGGCCGCGCTGTTCGACGCGGTGATTATGAACCCGCCGTTCGCCAACAACCTCGACATCAAGCACATCCGCGCCGCCTACGAGTTCGTCAGGCCCGGCCGTCGACTCATCGCCATCTGCTCCGAAGGTCCGTTCTTCCGGCAAGACACCGCGGCACGCGAGTTCCGCGCGTGGCTGGAAGAGATCGGCGCCGATGCGGTGCCGCTGCCCGACGACTCTTTCCGCGAGAGCGGCACCGGTGTTGCGACCAGGATCATCTTCGCCCCCAAGCCCGAAGCCGCAGCGCCCGCCGGCGACGCCACCCAGCCATCGGCGGAAATCCTCGAAATCCCGATGGATCAGATCGAACCCGACCCCGACCAGCCGCGCCAGGTCTTCGAGCCGGTCGCCCTCCGCGAACTCGCCGCATCAATCCGGGCGGACGGCCTGCTACAGCCCATCGCCGTGCGGCCCTCGACCACGGGGCGCACCCCATACGTGATCGCGGTCGGCGAGCGCCGCTGGCGCGCCCACCAGATCAACAAGGCCCGCACCATCCGGGCAATCGTCGTCGCACCGAAAACCACGACTGATCTTCGCGTCATGCAGATCATCGAGAACGATCAGCGGTCCGACGTCACCCCGCTTGAACAGGCCCGCTCCTACCAAGGGCTGATGGACGCGGCCGGCTGGACGGTCGAGGAACTCGCCGCCCGGATCGGCAAGGCGCCTCACCGCATCATCGAGCGCACCGCTCTGCTCAATCTCCGGCCCGAGTACCAGTCGCTGCTTGCCAGCGGCAACCTGAAACCCTCCGAGGCAACCGAACTGGTGCG